TTTTTTTACCTATTGTCGGTATTCTTATTCTTATTGCTGCTTCTGTTATTTTAGATACTATCACAGGAATCTGGAAAGCAAAGAAACTTAAACAACCAATCACAAGCAGAAGATTGTCTGCTATTATATCAAAGATTCTACTTTATGAAGCTACGGTAATGTTGTTTTTTGCTATGGATAAATTTCTATTGAACGACATAGTAATGCAGTTTTTTAGTATTGAATTACTTACTACTAAAATCTTGGCTTTAACAATGGTATCTATTGAGGTTATTTCTATCAATGAAAACTACAAGCAAGTAAAAGGAATTGACTTGTGGGCATCTTTAAAAAACTTATTTGCAAGGGCAAAGGAAGTAACAAGCGATTTTAAAAACATTAATGAGAAAGATAAATAAGATAATCATTCACTGCACGGCAACGCCAGAGGCAAGACCTCACGATGTCGCAGACGTTAGAAGATGGCATTTAGCAAGAGGGTTTAATGACATCGGCTATCATTATTTAATTCATCTTGATGGAAGAATAGAGAAAGGAAGACCAATAGAAAAGCGTGGTGCTCATTGTACAAACGAAAATGTTGGCAGCATCGGCATTTGTTACGTTGGTGGAATGTCAAAAGATATGAAAAAGGCAAAGGACACAAGAACGAAAGAACAAAAGGATTCATTAATATATCTGATGCACGAATTAATCTACAAATATAACCAAGATATGACTATTCACGGACACAATGAATTTGCAAACAAAGCGTGTCCAAGTTTTAATGTAAAAGAAGAATATGCGAATTTATAGCATTATATTCGTTTTAACGCTGTTTTCTTGTTCAGCGAAGTATCACTATAACAAAGCACTTAAAAAGGGCTTACAAGTCGTTAAAACAAGCGACACGATAAGAATTGCCACAATAGATTCTATTCCTGTAATAAAACACGATACAATTGTATACGAACACTTTTATAGTTCTAAAGATACAATCATAGAATACAAGAACGTGTATGTGCCTAAAACAAGGTTAGAAACACGAATAGAATACAAGCTTAAAAGAGATACTTTAAGAATGATTACAAGAGTAGAAGTTCAGAAAGCAAAAGCACAAGCCAAAGAAAACAAAAAGACTAACTGGTGGGGAATCATTATTTTTATATGTGTTTTCGGTGCTATAGTTTACACGGTAAATAAAATAGTAAATAAATATTTATGAAAGTAATAAGACACGGAAAGAACGTACACGAAATACAATTAGATGGTAAGTATGCAGAGATAGCTATGTTAAGCGATTTACATTGGGACAATCCAAAATGTGACCAAGACTTACTAAAAAAACATTTAGACTATTGTAAAGAAGAGAATATTCCTGTAATGATTAACGGAGATATGTTCTGTCTGATGCAAGGACGTGGCGATAACAGACGCAATAAATCAGATATAAGGCCAGAACACAACAACGCAAGATATTTAGATTCAGTTGTTGAAACGGCAGTAGAATGGTTTGCACCTTATGCAGATATTCTTACGGTTATTGGTTACGGCAATCACGAAACGGCAATAATAAAGTGGCAAGAAACTGACATCTTACAAAGATTTGTAGATTTACTTAACTTAAAATGCCATAGTAACGTGCAAGTTGGTGGTTATGGTGGTTGGATTATTGTTAAAATGAATAATCATACAAGAATAGCAACTACAAAAATTAAATATTTTCACGGCTCTGGTGGTGGTGGAGTTGTAACAAAAGGTGCTTTAAATCTAACAAGGGCATTAGAATTGTACGAGGGTTGTGATGTTTACACAATGGGGCATATTCACGAAAACGCAGCAAGAAATGATGTAAGAGATGCTTTAGAAAGCAACTCAAAGAAAGGATATAGCATAAATCATAAGCCAATCCACTTAATGATTACAGGCTGCTATAAAGAAGAGTACGGAGATGGCTCAAAAGGTTGGCACGTTGAACGTGGAGCACCAATTAAGCCGATTGGTGGACGTATGCTTACTATCAACATAGTGAGAAATAAAACAAAAGATGTAGATGAAACAATCAAATACATAGATTCTAAAAGAATTTTCTAAAAAACTTTTATTCATAACTTATTGATTTACAAGTAAATAAAAAATAATTGTAATATTTTTTGTTAATAAGTGCATTTTTTTTGTTAATAATTCAAAAAGAGTTATTATATTTGTATATACAAATTAATTAAATACTTAAAAAAAATGAAAGATTTAAACCTAACAAAATTAGAAAAGCAAGTTTTAAGGAACTTTATTCCAACTCAAAACGTCAATGATTTTGGAGAAGATGTCCAGAAAATTAACTACATAATGGGTAGAATATTTGATAATGAAGGAGACTTGGTAATGCCCGAAACACTTAAAGGAGTTGTAGGTAGTCTTTGTAAAAAAGACATCCTTTCTGTTTCAGATGATGAGAATAACGGTTTTAATTGGATTTATTTAGATGATTCGTTTTATGAGAACCAACCAAAATTAGACGAGTTATCAGAATTAGTTAAAAAGTAAAAACAACAGGCGGTGTAAAAGCCGCCTTTTTTATATTATGAAAGCAAGTAAATTATTAACCAAAGAACAAAGACAACAACAATACGGAGAATACATAGCTTTGAATCTTCGTAAACACGGAATAACATTTGAACAATTTTTAATTAGAACAATACACTTATGAAAAGAATAGAAAAATTAGAAACACTTATTAAGATTGAAGAACGTATACAATACTATGACAATCAAATAAATGAACTTGTATACTCTAATCAGCTTGGTGCTGGCCATATGTTTATAAGTATAAGATTAAAAAACACACACGCTATAGAAATATATGATATGTGTATAGATAGACTTAATGACAGATTTAACAAATTAGTAAACACACTTAAATAAATAGATTATGAGAAGTATTTTTGATAGAAGGCTTGAAGTTACAGTTACTTACGAACCCGTTGAATGGGAAGTAATGCACCGATACCATATTAAATGTCATGATATGAATGGGGGTGTAACAATTTATCACTCTACTAATGTTATTGACAAAGAGGTTAAAATATCTCAAGAAGAAGCAGAAGAGACCGTTATGAATTATTTCAAAATTACTTACGGTTTTGATTTACCATTAAATAAATAGATATGACAAAGGAACAATTAATAAGTGAATTGACACGTTTAGATACTTCGTCTTTTCGTAGAAATGGTTTAGTAGAAGTTGGACAATATAAACACGAGCCACCAAAGTTTAGAATTAGACTAAAACAAGTTTACAACAAGCTTGAAAAAGATAGCCTTATAGAATTATTAAAAATTAGATTAAATAAATAATTATGAACGGAAAAGAAAAAATCTTAATAGAAGTAGAAAAAGACTATGACATGGTTTCTTGTGAAATACATTGTAGTGAATACTATACTGAATGTTATGACTTTGACAATTTAAAAGATTTTAAAAACAATATTTTAAAGAAAGTACATTCTGCAATAGGAAACAACAAACTAACAAAGGATAATTTAAAAATTAAATACTTAAATAAATAGATTATGAAAGAGAAAGAAACAAAAAGACTACACGACATTAATACGTTTATGAGTACACAGGAAAATGAGACGTATCTGGTAGGAACTGACGAAAACGGAAAAGAATTTACTATGGTATTTAATACTATAGAACTATTAGAATGGCTTGATATTGATTATATGAAGTCACAGAGTAAGAAGTATATTAACAACCTTTAAAAATAGAGTTATGAAAGAAGCAAAGAAAGAATTATTGTATGGTTTCGTGTTTATGGCAGTTGCCTTTACATTTTATTATTTAGCATTAAATTTATTAGTATGAGTACAACAGAATTTATGAATAGTTTAGGTCAATTAGATTTGGCGAGTTATGTCAATATTTGCATAGATTTTATGAAATATGCACCAAATGAGGAGATTATGGAAGTGGGTTACAATTCAAATAGTGGATATGTTTATATTGCTTTAGAGAATGGGGTAACAATAGCATCTGCATTCAATCAAGAAGTTGAATACATAATAACCAACTTTGAAACAGGCGAAGAACACTTTTGCGAAACGTATAATGCAGCATTAAATTTAAAGTTATGAGTTACGAAATAGAAATAGAGAGCCAAGATGAAGATATAGTAATATTCTATATCAATGAAACACCTTATACGGTGGAAATAGAAACGCAAATAGTCACACAGGAATATCCTATAAGCTTTAATTCATTCAATGACAAGATAAATTATGCAGAGGAGGATGTAATATACTATTATGTAAAAGCTAATACGCTTGTATGTGATGGTATTAACTACTATGATGAGATAGATATATGCGAAGAACTTGAAGAAATACTGAACAATGGATAGAATAAGAATAGACTACTGGGACAATTTCAATGATGAATTGTACTGCAATTATTTAATAGCAAAAGACGAACAAATGAACACTTATAGAATACTTTACAGAACATACAAAGGTAATAATACTGATGCACCAATAGTACAGGCAGTTAAGTATGTTAAAGCAGATGACAAACAAGAAGCTATAAAGCTTTTTGGATTGTGGGAAAAGTTGATAATTAGCATAGAAAAGGTATGAAGAAAATAAAAGAATATATTTACGCACTTATAATAAATTTGATATATGGAAACATTGATTAAAAAAATAGATGGATATATAAAAGAGTTTGATTTAAACAAAAAATGTAGAAAGCAAATATATGTACATAGACGAATGTATATAAGCTACATTTTACGAAGAAATGGATTTACATTTAGAAGCATTGGAGATATGTTAAATCTTGACCATAGCACTATTATGTGGAACATTAAACAATACAAAATGCTCAAATCAATGAAAGACCCAATGTTGTTAAGAGATATATCTGTATTTGATTTAAGAGTATATAATAACCAGAAATACAACTTAAAAGAAGATATATGTAAAGCGACAACTATTAGGGATTTAGAAATAATAAAAGAAAGAACAGAAAAAAAACTTTATAAGGAATTAATTTATTAAATTTGTGGAGTTGGTAGGACAATCAAAATATTTAGAGTATAGCGTAAGTAAGTGTTCCTACCCACCGAAAGCGTTATACTTTTTTTTTAACCAATAATTTATGGCAGAAAATAAAAAGTCTTTTGTTGCTTATGCAGATTGGAAAGAAACCTTTGATGCGTTAAGTGATGAGAAAGCAGGACAATTAATAAAACATATTTTTGCTTATGTTAATGATGAGAATCCAGAGAGTGAAGATATGTTAATCAATGCAGTATTTGCAAGTATTAAACAAACACTAAAACGAGATTTAAGAAAGTGGGAAAAGCAATATACACAACGAGTAGAAGCAGGAAAGAAGTCTGCACAAGTTCGTAAACATAATTCAAGGGTCGTTAACGGTCGTTCAGTTTCGTCTACTGATAGTGTAAGTGTAAGTGTAAGTGTAAGTGATAAAAAAGATATATATAGGAGCTTCGCTCATTTGTCTATGTCAGTAGATGAGTTTAACAAATTAGAAAAGGATTACACTAAACAACAAATTGATGGAGTATGCGATGCAATCCAAAACTTTAAGAAAAACACGAATTATAAAAGTTTATATTTGACTGCTAAAAATTGGTTAAAGAAAGAACAAACCAAAAAAGAAGTAGAAAGTACTAATGGATTTAAAGCACCGTGGCAATGAAAGGTTATAAGGTAACAGAAGCAAAAGATATCTTAAACAAGATATACAAGCATAGAGATAATTACAACAACAAAGGAAAGTATTTAGGTTGGCAAGGAATGGATGAATTTTATTCTATGCAATTAGGAAACTGCACAGATTGGACAGGTTTTCCTATGAGTGGAAAAACACAAGTATTAATGGAGTGCCTACTAAATACGAGTAAGTTCTATGGATGGAAGCACCTTGTTTACTTTCCAGATGTAGGAAGTA